CGGCGTAGTTGTTCATATCCTCTCGGATTTTTTTGCGCAGTACATCTGCGAATTGGTTAATCACTGTTGCCCCCTAGAAAGGTCGATACCCAGTTTGAGTCCTTCGATTTCCTGCTCCGACTGATCCTTTTGAACCTGTGCGGCAATCCTTGCCGATTCGATCTGTGCGGTGTTTTGAGCCTTTTGCTGGTCTAACATCAAACGCTGCTGTGCAAGCTGAAGCTCTGCCATATCCCTCTGGGCCTTTCTCTGGACCTCTGCCTGCTGGATCTGGAGCTTCTGTAGCTCCGCCTGCAGGATTGGATCTTGAGCATTCTGCATAGCTTGTTGCTGTGCAGCAGCTTGTTGGTTCTGAGCCAATACAATCTGTGACCCCTCCGCAACCATCTTGGAGATCTGAACCTCCATGTCTTTCGGGATATTCTCGTCCGGAGAAGGAAGGGGAGTTCCAACCGCCTCTTGAACCTGACGGCGATACAAGAAACCTAGATGCTCTGCTATGTGCGCCTGCAGGGCGGCGGTGATTAGTTGCGCCTGCGGATTCTGAGCAATCATCTGCGCGACCTTGGGGTCTTGCATCATATTGTTGTGGACCGTGATATGTGCTTCGTGGTCCTGATACATAAACGCCTTCAATGGTTTTCCTTTGAGGGCATTCATATTCTCTGTGATTGGGTCCTTTGGCTTTTCATCGTCCTCCATCGGAACCAGCTTTGCCGCATTCTTAATACCCAAAACCTCTAACATTTGCCGGTGCAGGGCCGGGATGTCATAAACTTGAGGTGCTGTTTGGGCTAACTGAATGACGGCTTGGTACTGAACAACCCTTTGAGATAGGGTCGCCGCATTTGGGTCACTGACCGGAATAATATCGACGTGATCATAATCGGAAGACTTGACATCTCTTTCGGCGCCGTCTACGTCGTAGGTATATTCGGTGTCGGTGTAATCCCGGATGATGGCTGCAAGCAGTTTGAGTTCTTGTTTAAACGCAAAATGAACCCGGGCTTGAACCGCAGACATCACCTTGAGCATCCGCTCCAGCAGGGCAAGTGTTGTACCGACCGGCGCCTGAGCGCTCATGTCGGAGATCTTCATATCTGCTGTGGCGGCAAACCGTTTTCCTTCCTCAACGATTGTTCCTAGAAGCTGGAACAGGGTTGCTGAAGGCTCTTTATATGGCAGCGGCATGATGTTGTCCCGGATGGAACCGGAACCCACATCCACATCCCGCCACTCACCCGGGCTGATCGGGGTGTCGTCCCCTTTAATCCTGAGGCCACGAGCCTTTAATCCGCCGGGTAGATTTGCCAGAGTACCTGCGTCAACCAGCTGCCTCATCAGACTTGTGGCTGATTTTGCGTATCCGCCGATCAGGTGGAACAGTCCAAATCCGTAAGCTCCGAAACCGGGGATGTACTGGTAGTGAACGAAGTGATTACGCTTTGCCTTGGTTGGGTCATCTTCATAGTAATTGCGCCGGATCGACAGAATATCTTGCGTATCCGAAAGCATAGTCACTACATAGGGGACCGCAATGTCATCATCATTCTCATATCCGGGGATGTTCAGAGAGACATGGGACTCATAAAGCTCGTACCGATCATCAAAATCTGCCGAGAATCCTGTCTCTTCATCCTTTTTCTTCTGAAGCTCATGGACCTTCTTGCTGGGTTCTGGAAGATCTATCTCCCGATAGAAGCCAGCCGCCATTAACTTCTTGATTTCATTCTCGGTTTTACGCATCCGGTGCGTAACCCGCTCGCATGTATCAAGGTTTGATGCGCCGTAGGGAAGAATGATGTCTTCTGCCGGGATAAAGACAGAGATTTGGCGCTGAAGAGAGGGATCGTAGTAAACCTTTTTAAACGCCGACCCTGTAGCGGGTAGGTTCCAGAGCATTCTTTCGTGTTCTGGCCTAAATTCGGTCATCCGCTCGGTCAGTTGATAGTTCATATCCGTCTTGACTCGGGCGGCTGCGTCCTCTTTTTCGGGTGTTTGCTTGCCGATGATCATGGTTTTCACCGGACCCTGAGCAGGAAAGGTCTCCATAATCGTTTCGGACTGAAAACGGACAACCGCCTCGGTGATCATGGGGTGAAAAACACCGCAGGCGCCATCCCAAGGCTCGGTTCTTTCCTCGTACTTCAATCCCATGAGGGTCAAACCATTCTTATAGGTCTCCTCCCAGTCTTTTCGGGAGTCGATGTCTCGTTTGATTGCGTCGGTCAGGTCAGATGCAATGGTTTCAAGCTCAGAACCATCCAATATCTCTGCGAGATTCTCGTCAAACTCGGGCGGCTCATCGGTGATTTCAATCTCCAGACCGTCCATCTTGATGGAAATTTCTTCCGGATCAACGATTTCGATCTCAATTTCACTCTCAATTGCATCTGGAATCAGTTCGGCTTCCTCTTCGATTCCAGTGGGCGCTTGGTATAGACTTTTTTCGATTGACATCTTGGTTCCTAGTAATAGTTAGCTTTTCTGCGACGGCTATAAGGCTCGACCTCATCTGTCGGAATCTTGATAAACCCCCCCTGACGAAACCTCAACAGGGCTTGGGTGGTGGAGTCAACCAAGTCATCGTGGGCACCGTTGGGAAAAGATGCCATTTCCTCCATCACCTCTTCAGCCCACCTCCTGTTAGGACACCAGACAAGTCCGGAGGCAAAAAGATCTGAGATTGCGTTTACACGGGCTATCTTATCCGACCCTTTGTTTGGTGTGTACTCCGAAACTGGAATTCCCATCTGTCTCATTTCATAGATCAGGGGCGCCCCAGCCGCCTTCTTTTCCACAATCAAGGCATCTGGGTTCCATTCTTTGTACATGTCATATGCGGTTCTTTTGAGTTCGGGGAACTCCATACGATCTTTAAACGCATCAAGAATGATTAGATTTGCGATCAGATCGCCAGACTCATTCGGATGGTGGAATACTCCCCAAGTGGTACATGCTGAGTAGTCCGCCCTGTTTGACTTTTCAAATGCGGTATCCCAAGACTGGATGATGAAGTCGCACTGAGGTGGGTTGTCTTTCTCCCAGATCCTCCACATCTCCCGCTTAACGATGGCGCCTTCTTCTGATGTCGGGTTCTGCTGATACTGAGCCTCCCACTTGGAGACAGGAATCTCCGCCTTGATGGATTCCAGCTCTTCCTTCTTCCAGAACTCGGGCCACAAGGGTTTTCCCGAAGGCATAATGGCTGGAAGCTCAATGACTTCCCATTCATCGCCTTCCCTTGCGATCGAGTTCTCAATGATCTGCCCTGTTAAGTCCCGGGTAGACCAGCGGGTCATCACCAAAACAATTGATCCTCCGGGCTGTAAACGCTGGCGGGGACCAGATGAATACCATTCATATACCCTGTCATAGACAGCTGGGTTACCCTGCATAGCCTCTTGCTCGGAATGCGGGTCATCAATAATCAAGACATCGGCGCCCTTACCGGTTACAGCACCACCGACACCGATAGCAAAATACTCGCCGCCCTTGTTGGTGTTCCAACGTCCAGCCGCCTTTGAGTCTGTAGAGAGCTTGGTCTGAAAGATTCTCTGATAGTCCGGCGATCCAACAAGGTTTCTAACCTTACGTCCAAAGCCCACAGCAAGCTCTGCGGTGTGGGCTGTCTGAATGATCTTTTTCTCTGGAAACTTACCGAGATACCAAGCGGGAAACAGGAAAGAGGCGAACTCCGATTTTGTGTGGCGGGGCGGCATATTGATAATCAGCCTCTTAAGATCCCCACTAGCAACCCTCTCAAAAGCTTCTGCCATGATCTTATGGTGTCTACCAGCAATAAAGGCAGACCACATGTCATTAACAAAAGGCAAGAAAGACTCCCGAGCTAGCTCTTTCTTGTGCGCCTTAAGTAGCTCCCATATCTTCTCCCTCTGAGGAGAGTTCTCTGGGAGAACCTCTAGGTACTCCTTGTACTTAACTATCTCTTCTTTTGTAAGAAGACTCACATGATCCTCTTAATCGCTTGTCCGACAACCTTGATAGCTCTCGCCTTCTTTGGCTTAGAAGAGATGATCCCAAGAAGCCTTAGACGAGTGACTATCCTATGGATGTTTGAACGACTTCTCATCTGAAGCCCCGCAGCAATATCCTGATAAGAAGGTGCAAAGCCCTTCATCTTGATATACGCCTGAATGAACTCCAGAACGATTCTTTGACGGTTGGTTAGATACGACTTGGTCATAAGTTTTTGAAAAATATACCCCCCGGGGGGTTTAAACATGGATACATTCGTTCGCATTCTAGGATCAAGCTAGTTTAAACGCAAGCCCCTTTTCAATCGAATAGGGGGGGCTATTGTTTTAATGGGGCTGGATGATAGTGTCGCTAGTGTAGAGAGGTGATGG